TCTTTAGCTTTTTCAAAATTATTTCTTTTAGACATAAAACCTCAATTTAAGGGGGCTTAACGCCCCCTTTTTGTTAAGTTACAGAATTATCGCCTTTAAAGTTCGCGACCATAACGTCGTTATTTCCACCGACAACACCTGTGCCCAGTTGAATACCTTGAACCGAATAGTTTTGTGTAGGGATTGGATTACCGTTAATATCGCTTACACGACTTACGTAACCACCAGACACATAAACTGAATAAGTTGGTGCAGAAGTATTTTCAACTAGAGTAATCGCAGTAGACGAAACAGAAGCAACGGTGAATTGACCATTCAACGATGTGCCTGATTCATCATCTGCAACAGCTGAAACCATAACAGTATCACCGGCCGCAAAATCAAAAAGGGCTAGATATGAGGCGGTGATTACGCCTGGATTTGCATTTGTAAAACCAGTGATTGGCGCACCAAATAACCCTGATAGGGAAATAGGTGTGAAACCATTGGATGTCGTTATTGTCCCTGCATCTACATCAAGGTAATAACCATCGGGCATGGAAGAGTTCCAATAAAAAGAACCCCCATCAGTAACGTTGACTGTTGTAGCTTCTGAAACTTCAAAACCAACGCTTTCAATCCTAACAACTGCCGAAGCTGGGTTTGTCCAACCTGTAGTTTTTGCTTGTGTCATTTCTTTCTCCTTTATGTCAATTTTTCGTGACAATACTTACATAACCAAATAACTTTAAGTCTAAATCGATGATCGGGATGATGGGCTTCAATCCGAGTCGTTCCATTACAAATTTCACAATTTGTTTCTGGAATGAGAATCCCTTTTTTGACAGCTCTTTCAACTGCTGAATGAGCCAAAACAGCATCTCTGTTTTTCTCTTTCCATTTCCTAGTAGATTCTCTATGACTTTTTTTACCTTCATCAGAAGAAAGCCATGATTTTTTTCGTTCTGCAATTGCTTCACGATTTTTCTCATGATAAAGACTGTTTTGAAGTTTTCTTTTTTCCTTCCAAACAATATCTGTTTCACGACGTTCTCTATCCATTTCAAGACGACATTTTTTACAGATGGAATTAAATCCATCCTTAGCCGCTTTATCTTTATAGAATCCGTCATAATCTTTTTCTTCTTTACATCTTGAACATATTTTCATGATTCCTCCTGTTGGATAAATCATGATATATGTTCTAATTTGAATCCGCAATCATTAATAAAGTTACTAATTTACGAGTGTGTTGCCTCTAAATTAAGCATAAACGCGTCGTTTAAAATCCTTGCTACGAAGGGGTGTTGCCATCCCACGGTACCACGTTGGTGTAATGGGTCAGCCGAACCGGCGGAACCCAATGGTTCGATATAGAAGTCGCCGCTTTCGCTGCCCAAATGGACAACTGCGTAAGCTTCTTTACCGACGATGAAGTTATTGTAAACAGGAATAGCAGCTGAAGATACGCTTCCTACGGAAGTATATAACCATCTTACGTTTCCTGTTGCGCCCCATTCCGCTTCCAAAACTGTCTGTTGAGCAGGGTAAGAACTTGTTGGTTGGAAGTTAGAAACTTGTTCTAAGTCATCCAACAAATCTGTATCCATATACCCCCAGAAAGCTGGTCTAATTGGTGCAGTACCAAAAAGATTAGCTCCAGTAACTACCTGTGAAATCATTTCTGCATCGTTACCGAGAAGCGTTTTTACTGCTATATCGATATCGAGTTTGTTGATCTCAGTAGGGGTTTGGCCGTTACCACCATTTTGACATTGAAGCACAGAAGATGTGCTTGCAAGTACGTCACGGGTAACTTCATCCATAGTTTGGCCAAGGTTTTGTGCAAGTAATCTTGCACTTTCGTTAAGCACTCTATCCTCAACAGTTAACTCGACCTGATTTGTAATCATGACGTAGTTACCATAGAAATCAACTCGTGCTTTGATGTCAGATGCACTTAAAGGTGCTCCTGGAGGCGTCACACCGTCAACTAGGGGCACTGGAACGGTGGCTAGACGATTGTATCGTCTGAATACGATTGTATCCCCCATTTTACGTGGCAGCATACGTTTTTGCGCGAATTTGGTATGAATTAGCGTAGGATATGCTGTCATAAGCAACAGGCGATCATAATAATCGCGTACTGCTGGGGGAAGAACTGCAACTGTGGTTATTGTCATAAGTTCCTCTTATTTGTTAGACATAACCCATATTTTTGTTTGCCAATTCTGCAAAATCTTTATCGCTCATTTGCTTATATGACATACCAGCCGTACCTGTTACACCTTGACCAACAGAAGCGAGATTTCCTGGCTTTTGAAGGTTTTGGATGGCTTGTTGAGCTTGAGGACTTCTAGCTTGCATACTTCTATCTTGAAGATATGCATCTGAGCGTTTTGCAAGATGATACGCCGCCTGATAAGGGTTTGGCGCATTCATAATGACATCTTTCAAATATGGGTCGGTTTTTAAAACTTCAGGTAAATATTTTCTAACCACTTCATTATAATCTGGATTACTGTGAGACATTTTCAACTCTTCAACAGCAAGAGATTGTTGTTTAGAAAAGTTCTGAATGAACTTTTTAGCCTCACCGACAGTGAGGACATCACTATCAGAAAGGTTGTTAAACTCATCTTGAGGCTTTGGTTGAACTTGATTAGCCTGTAACAGGCTAACATGGTCTTGAAGTAATTTCAGATTCTCCTGAAGGTGTTGACGTTCACGCCGCTCGGCTTGCAAAGCAGAAACAGGAACTAATTGTTCTTGTTGTGTTTGCTGCACAGGCTGTGGCACGCTAAGGTCAGGCTGAACGGCGGCTTCAGCTATTACGCCCTGTTCTAATTGATCCATTCAATCCTCTCGCACATTTCGTAAGCGGCACGATTAATTATATACGTAGGAATTAGGGATGGATGTTTCATATTCGACGCAACCATCTTGCTCTAATCCTAATAATCCAAAGCCAAAAGGACGATCTGGCATATTGACAGACCATTTAATGACTCCAGATTGATTGTTTACTTCACCTATAATCATCCCAACTTGGTTGGAAGGTCTGGTAAAATAAGGCTTAATCACTTTAATTAGTGTTGGTTTTCCTTCAACGCAAACGCCTTTCATAGGCTTGGCGAAAATAACTATCCAATAGAGATCCTTTCTGGCTTTGTTTGCATCCAGGATTCTCTCGATGAGTCTTTCATCATCTTCTACGATAGCTTTTGAGGTCTCTCCAATTTCTTGTTTCATAAATTTTTAAAACTTGTAGTTAAAGGCTTCCATCGGAGTATCTTTGTATTGATAATCCGAATATTTCATACGTCCAATGTCATAATTTGGGCATGGATCTACAGACATTGTTTTTGACGCATGTCCCATCACTCCATTACCTAATGTTCCAGATCCTGAAACGTTAAGATAACGTTCATTATGTGCTGTTCCTGGATAGCGAGCGTCAACTTTGCTTTCCATAGGAACTTTATTTGGTTGATATTTACCGGGCATTTTGTCCCCCTTGTTGATCAGCTTTTTTTGATATTTCTACATCATCCGCTTTGAGTTCTGCTTCTCTTAAGCGATTGATTTCTTCCATAGTTGAAAAAACCTGAAGAAGTTTGATGATTTTGTCATCATCCATCGCTTCCAGCTCTTTGACAGCTTGGGCTTGGCGTAAAACTGCATCAGAACGATTTTCAACGGCTTTTGATGCGCGCTCATCTTCAAGGCCCATGTTGGCCACTGCGCGCGTAAATCTCTCTTTAGCACTGGCAATATTATTAATAGATTGAGATTGATAAAGTTCAGCTTCAGTGCGAAGTTTTTCCATTTCGATACCAGCAGCTTTTTCTTGTGCTTGCTGCTGTTGCTTATTAAATTCATCCATCGCTTGCATATATTCTGTTTTTCCTTGCAATGGTGCAACTTTGGCTAATAGTCCGGGTGGAACAGGCTCACCTGCTTCTTTTAGAACCAACAATTGTCTGAAGAATATTTGTTGTTGTGTATCTGTCAGAACACCTTCTTGAACCGCAATGTCGTATTTCATTGTTTGCTTTTCACGAAGTGCTTGAGTTGGTTCTTCATTGATGATTCTTTTAATTTTTTCAGGTGACCAAGTTTGAATTATTTTAAGAACTTTTTTTGAAACACATTCTTGAGAGAATCTCAATCCTGCAAAAACATCTTGCAA